TGTGATAGTTGCTAAATTAGTATTTTGCGTTAATTGAGAACCGGTAAATGAATTTAAATTGGTTATCGAAGTTACTAATGATGCAGTTGAAACCGATGCCGTAAATGTATTTAAACTACTTACCGAAGTGTTTAAACTTGCGGTAGTTGCATTTAAATTACCAACAGATGTACTAACACTTGCGGTGTATGAATTTATATTAGTTACTGAAGTCTGTAAGGAACCTGTGGTTGTTGCTAAAGTTACCCATCTACTATCATATGAACCGGTGAGAGTTCCTAATGTAGTAAATCTATCATTAATGTTTGAAAATTGAGCAGATACATTACCAGGATCAACCGATGCAGTCAATATGTTAAAGTCTGAACGTAATTGTGTAAATGATGCAGTTAATAGTGATGCTGATGTAAATAAACTAGCTGTTGCATTATTTAAATTACTAATGGATGTACTAACACTTGCTGTATATAAATTTATATTACTTACCGAAGTGTTTAAACTTGCGGTGTATGAATTTAAATTACCAACAGATGTACTAACACTTGCGGTGTATGAATTTAAATTGGTTATTGAAATATTTACACTAGCTGAAGTTGAATTTAAATTACCAATTGATGTGCTTACACTTGCGGTGTAAGAATTAATATTACTAACAGATGTACTTACACTTGCGGTATATGTATTAATATTACTTACAGAAGTTTGTAATGAACCCGTAGTCGTTGCTAATGTTGTCCATCTACTATCATAAGAACTTGTCAACGTACCTAATGTGGTAAATCTTCCATCAACCGAACCTGTATAAGTTCCTAATGTAGTAAATCTATTTTCAACTGAAGATGTATAAGTACCCAACGTAATAAATCTACCATCGTAAGATGCTGTAAGCGTTTGTAAAGTTGAAAATTTGGTATTTTCAGAACTTGTAAATGAGTTTAAATTACCAACCGAAGTACTAACACTTGCGGTGTATGAATTTAAATTACCAACAGATGTACTAACACTTGCGGTGTATGAATTTATGTTACTAACAGATGTGCTTACACTTGCAGTATAAGAATTTATATTAGTTATAGATGTATTGATTGAACCCGTAGTTGTTGCTAAAGTTAAAAATTTACTATCAACGGATTGTGTAAATGATTGTATGTTACTCAATCTATTATCTACTGATGTTGAATATGCTAATACTGTTGCACCATTTAAACCGGTAATTGTAGATGCGCTTATTGCACCCAATACAGCTAATGGTTTATTAAATTCTATTCTTTGATTAGCATCGTTCCAACTCATTGAAACTCCTGCACCATCAATTGTAATACCTGCCCCATCAGATGCTGCACTATTTAACGAACCACTTGCGATTACAATATTTTTATCCGCTACATTTAATGTAGTAGATTGTACAGCAGTTGTGGTTCCTGCAACTATTAAATTTCCTTTAATTGTTGTATTACCACCCGTAACATCTATTGCAGTTTTTAATGATGCGGTATAATCGTTTACTGCACCACTACTAATTTCAAGTGCACTTAATCTATTATTTTGAGTTGTATTTGTAGTATCATTTGAACCTGTATAAGTTGCTAATGTACTAAATCTTGTTTCTACCGAACCTGTATAAGTTGCTAAATTACTATTTTGGGTTAATTGAGAACTGGTAAATGAATTCAAATTTGTCAACGAAGTATTTGAACTTGCTGTAAATGAATTCAAATTAGTTACTGATGCATTTAAACTAGCTGTTGTGCTATTTAAATTTGCTACCGAAACATTTAAACTTGCGGTCGTACTATTTAAATTTGTTACTGATGTATTTAAACTTGCAGTTGTTGCATTAATATTTGAAACTGAAGTATTTAAACTTGCAGTAGTTGAATTTAAACTAGCAGTACTGATGTTTAAATTTGTTACAGAAATATTTACACTAGCCGAATTACTATTTAAATTTGTTACAGAAATATTTACACTAGCTGAATTGGTATTTAAATTTGTTATGCTTACAGCTTGAGAATCATTTGTAGTCTTTGCAGCCGATGCAGATACTATCAATGAACCTGTTATAGTTGATATTTGTGAATCGTAGGATGAAAATCCATTGGTATCTCTTAATACTACTTGCGATGACCCTGATATTACTCCTGCTGGTAATAATGTTGCAACTTGTGATGAACCTGATATTACTCCATTAGTTGCTGCTATTGCACCTGATATATTAGTAGCATATAAATTTGCCCAATATGTATCAACTGACCCTATATTTCTTGCACCCTGTGGTATTAAATTTGTTGTAAATACACCCAAAGATTGAATTGTATCTCCCGCTGCACCATCTCCTAAAATAATATTACCATCAATTCTAACATTATTTGTAAAATATGCATTTGATGCCGTTATATTACCTATTAAATTTATTTCTCCACCTACTGGTGCGTTTAAAGGTAATAATGTAACTGCGTTTCCTGAACCACTACCAAACTGAATAGAACCACTGCCTTGATGTAAATATAACTCCGCATCTGCGATTGTTGTATAATTTGAAGTACCCTTTCTTATAGTAAATATAGTTGCCATCTAATATCGTTTCTGTTTTGTATAAATATCACTAATCATTAAAATCTAAATCTATATATCCATTGACCGCTAATTGCGTAAAGACATCGGCTATTGAACGATTTGGTATATCATTACCATCAACCGTTTGTAATGTAGCGCTTGATAAATCAGCAGCGGGTAAGTTTGTTAATTGAGAACCATCTCCTACAAAGGAGCCTGTGAATAAAGAACCAGTTACAGATGTAAATTGTGCTGAAGATGCTGAAATATTAGATGTAACTGTAACCGAGCCGGTAACAAAAACGCTACCAGAGGATACTATAAGTCCATTCTTTACAACAAATTCATTTGCCATTCATTACATCTGTTTTTCACTATCCAAACAGAAAGTTTTTCTTCATTATATAAATTACATCAAATCGTATGATGTCTTAACTGTCCAAGTTGTGTTAGGAACGTTTGCTTGTACAACAACGTTTCCTGTACTCAATGCTACACTAAATGCTACGTTTGCAGTTGAACCAACATCGGTTGTAGTATACTCATTATATACAACAGAACCATTGTTCCAATATCCAATCACTTGTCCTGCTCTACCATTTGAACCACTTTGAATTAAATATTTAACATAGATTGCTCCGTAAGAACCTGTTGCGACACTTATTACAGTATTGTTGCCAACGGAGTTTGCGGAAGCAATTGATGATGTTAAAATGTTTCCTGCTCCGCCCAATGTTACCGAACCGGAGAATGAACCACTATATACACTTCTTGCTATTAAATTATTGATATCCGTTCTTGCAACAGATTCCGAAGTAATCAATGAACCCGTTACTGTTGCTAAACTTGTAAATCTTCCATCTACTGAACCTGTGTAAGTTGCTAAAGTTCCAAATCTACTTTCAAAAGATGATGCGGAACTAATCAATGAACCCGTTACAACTCCAATTTCAGTCAGTCTAGTATTGTAAGAACCTGTAAGAGTTGCTAATGTACTATTTTGTGATAATTGTGAGGATGTAAATGAGTTAATATTTGAAACTGAAGTATTTAAACTTGCAGTTGTTGAATTTAAACTAGCAGTTGTTGAATTTAAACTAGCCGTTGTTGAATTTAAACTAGCAGTTGTTGTGTTTATGTTTGTAATTGAAACTCTATCAGCAGATGCCGAAGTTATCAATGAACCCGTAATAGTTGATAATGCCGAATCGTATGCTGAAAATCCAGTTGTGCTTTGTAATGTAATTTGTGAAGAACCTGTTACAACTGAATCACCACTTGCTCTTAATAATTTTGATTCTGCTCCAGCTGCACCTGCTTTCCAATAATCATTAGTGGAATCCCACAATAATGAACCAGAAACTGTATTTGGTGCTGTTGGGTCTTTAACCAATAAACCACCGTTTGCTGCGCCTGTTCCGTTAAGTTCAATGATGTTATCACCTAATTGGATAGTTGTTGAATTAATCGCTGTTGTTGTGCCACCAACTGTCAAATTACCTGCAATCGTTACATCAGAACCTGCAACTGTTATTGCTGTTTTAAGTGATGATGTATATGAATTGATTTGCGATATTGAAGTATTTGCGGATGCTGTAAATGTATTAATATTAGTCACCGAAGTATTTAAACTTGCAGTAGTTGTATTAATATTAGTTACAGATGTTTGTAATGAGCCGGTTGTAGTAGCTAATGTACTCCATCTACCATCATATGAACCCGTAACGGTTGCTAATGTGGTAAATCTACCATCATATGAACCCGTAACGGTTGCTAATGTGGTAAATCTACCATCATAAGAACCAGTCAAAGTTGCTAAAGTAGAATTTTGACTTAATTGCGAAGATGTAAATGAGTTTAAATTACCAACCGAAGTACTAACACTTGCGGTGTAAGAATTTAAAGATGATGTAACATTCGCTAATGTTGTAAATCTACCATCAACTGAACCTGTGTAAGTACCTAACGTAGTAAATCTCCCATCTACCGAACCTGTGTAAGTTGCTAAAGTAGCGAATCTACCTGCATCAGTTGAAGCGGAACTAATTAACGAACCAGTAATTGTTGCTAAATTTGAATTTTGAGTCAGTTGAGATGAACTAAATGAATTCAAATTACTAACTGAAGTATTTAAACTTGCAACTGAGCTATTTAAACTTGCAGTTGTAGAGTTTAAGTTTGAAATTGATGTATTCGCAGATGCGGTAAATGTATTAAGTGATCCTGATGTTTGCTCTAATGCAGATACTCTTGACCCCAGTGCACCACCACCGCCTACCGATGCTGATACCGCTGCTAGGGATGCACTAAATGCAGCAACATCTGTAATAGGAAATATACTACCACTAAATGAACCAGTAATACCACCCGTAATTTGGGCACCACCGGCATCTACAATTAGACCATTTTTGACTTTAAATTCGTTTGCCATATTGACTCTTTAAGATTATTCGTTAATTATACTTCTATAAATATAGTTTTTTATCGTAAATAATTGGTTGTTAAATAAATTGTTGTATTAATCGTATTTTCCATCCAGGAGCTGCGGTGTTTGCAACCAATTGAACACTTCCACCATTCAATGCAGCATTAAATGAAACATCTGATGTATCTCCAATATCCGTTGTTAATGTTTCTGTAAAAGATATACCACCATTATTCCAAACTGCCATCATCTGTCCTGCTCTTGCATTCACACCCTTTGATAATGTATAATTATAAAACGCACCCATATAAGAACCTGTATTAACCGTTGATATTGTATTATTGTTTAAAACGGATGATTCTAACATATATGTTTGAGTAAGTGAATATCCTATTTGTACTGCTCCGCTTACATATAGGTTTGATGCAGAAATTTCTGATAAATAATTTGATGTACTCCCTGTTTCAATTGCAGCTATTGATGCCGAATCCAATCCTGCTGTAGATAGAAGTGTAATTTGACCTGAAGTTTTATTTACATTTATTCTTGCAACTTCCTCATTATTTGCTCCAATGAATTTAATTGAACCTGTTGAAATATATAAGTGTCTCCATGGATTTGTTTCATTACCCAAATCAAAAGATGCACTTCCTGATGGAATGATTGATCCTGTTATATTGATGTTGCCGCTAATATATTGTTGTGCTACAAAATAATTTGAACCGGTTGTTGCAAATTGCCCTTCGTTTGTTGCTGCAATTATTCTACTATCAAAACTTGCACTATCTAATATATACGATGATGTAAAAGAATTGAAAGATGCCGAACTTGCATATCCTGCACTAGTTGCTAAAGATGTAATTCTACTATCTAACGATTGTGAAAATGCTAATGGATTTCCTATACCATATACACTGCCACTATATACCGATGCGGTTATATCATTTATAAAATATAAAGAAGATGTGGTAAATCCACCAACATATGTATCTTGTACAAAAAATTGAACAGCATCATCAGTAGGTAATATTGCGGTAGAACCACTTGCGTTTGAAATATATCCTTTCAATCCAATTGCACTACCAACAATTTGTTCTCTTTGAAAATCTACAATATACGATGGTGATTCATTTGAAAAATCTAAAATACTTGCACCATCTGGAATATTAAAATCAAAATTATTTAAAGGTAATTCTCCCGGTATGTTTATTAATTGAGAACCATCACCAATAAAATACCCACTAAAAGAACCTGTAAAAGAACCACTACCACCACTTGCTTGTCCAATATCATTTCCGTTTAAAAATAACGAACCTGTTATGTTTATTGAACCTGTGAAAGTATGAGTATCATCTATTGTATTACCAAATGATGTAGAACCACTTGCAAATTGAGTGGTCATATTAGTTACGGAAGAACTGATTACCATCTGTCTTGCGGTAATCGTTCCATATATTAATAAATTCGAACCTGTGATATCTCCTAATACATCAATATCACCATTTGTAATAATATCTCTTGATACAAATAAATCTCTAGTGATATTTGCATCTTGAGTTACAACTAATTCACCAAATGAACCGGATTGAGTAAGTGTAATTGACCCCGTAGTTATAGAGTCGGTTGTTACTAATGCTTGAATAGACTCAACACTTCCTGAGCGTTTAAGGAACACCTTACCATCGTAGGTGTTTATTGCAATTTCACCTAAATTTAAAGAACCCGTATCTGGCACCTTACCGGGTAGCGCAGAACGCTTCAGTACAATTGTTTGCGACATATTTAGTCTATTCTATGGTTATATAACAACAATGTAGTATATACTACTCCAATAAATATACTTTTATTAAAATAAAAAACCCTTCCGAAGAAGGGTCTTTGTATTTTATTTAATTTTATTAATATTGTCCACCATCAATTACATTACTCATCACAAAATCTGTACCATTCCATTGTACTAAATCACCGGTGTTTGATGGAGCTGCAACAAAATCTAAATTACCAGTTGCCGCTCTAAATGCCATTCTTTTTGAACTTCCGTATCCTGGAACATTTAAAGATGCAGTAACTTCAGGTGCAATTACTGCTACGGAAGAAGTAAATGCCGTTGTTGAATGTTGGTATACAAATTGTGCGGATGTCCCTGCTATTTCAAATCCTGCTCCATCTGCCGTTGCCGATGAAGTTGAACCACTTGCTAATGTAATTAATTTATCTTCAACTATTACAGTCGCCGTATTTAATGTTACGGTGTTACCTTGTACTACCAAATCACCACCAACTACAACATCACCCGTTGTTGTTACTTTTGCAAATGTTACATTATTACCTGTACCCAAACCTTGTATTGTTCCAGTACCCTCTAATGTAGTTAATCTACTATTTGTAGAACTACTAAAACTATTTAAGTTTGAAATGCTTATTGCAGCTGCACTTGCCGAACTAATTAATGAACCACTTACTACACCAATTTGAGTTAATCTAGTTTCAACCGAACCCGTATAAGTTGCTAAAGTTGAATTTTGAGTTAATTGTGAACTACTAAATGTATTTAATGCACCACTTGAAATTTCTAATAAAGATAATCTACTATTTACAGATGCCGAATATGCTGTTACATTACCAACACCCGTTAATGTAGAACCACTAATCGCACCACTTACAAATAAAGAACCAGTAACTTGTGTATTACCTGTTCTATCAACTCTAAAATATCTATTCCAAGTATTTCCATCATATCCTGCAACTAAAAATCCACCACCACCATTTCTTGTATCAAATACAAACTCTGCAGTACCTCTTTGGTCTGCTGCAGCGTAGTTATTACCAAATAATTGATAATATGGCCCATATATAGAACTTCCATCATATTGACCAAATATTAAGTTTGTACTTCCATTATTATTATAAATTTTTCTAGAAGAACCACTTAAAAATATATCACCCGAAATTGTCTGTGATGAAACAAATGTATTTGAACCTGTTGTTGCGTATGAACCTGTTTTGGCTTCCAATCCACTTACTCTAGTTCCAATACTTCCACCACCACCCAATGATGTTTCAATTGAGTCTATTCTACTTTCGTGGTCAGATGCGGATGAAATTAACGAACCTGTAATAGTTGATAATGCGGTATCGAATGATGAGAAGTTTGTTGTTTGGTATACATTAATTTGTGATGAACCACTTACTACACCACTTCCACCTGCTAATAAAATTGGAGATTCACTTCCTAATTTACCAGCTTTCCAATAATCGTTAGTTACATCCCACAATAAAGAACCAGATGTAGTTGAACCACCTGTTGCATCTCTTACAACCAAACCACCATCAGATGTTCCTGCTGCGTTTAATTGTAATACATTATCTGCTAAATTGATTGTTGTTGAATCAACTTGTGTAGTTACACCTTGTACTGTTAAGTCACCTTTAATAGTTACGTTTTGTCCACTAACACCAATTGCTGTTTTTAAGGATGCGGAATAACTTTCTAATTCGGTTAATCTTTGAACATTTGAACTTGCTGTTAAAATAAGAGAACCAGAGATAGTTGCTAAAGAACTCATTCTTGATTCCAATGAAGATGTATAAGAACCTATTGTTCCTAATCTTGATTCAAATGAAGATGCTGATAAAATTAAACTACCACTTACTACACCTATTTCAGTTAATCTCGTATTTACCGATGCTGTATAGGTTTGTAGTGTTGAATCTTTTTCTAATTGAGAAGCGCTAAATAAATTTAAAGATGCTGATGAAACTTCCAATGCGGAAACTCTCGTACCAATTGAACCGCCACCACCAAGCGATGCTTCAACTGTTCCTAATCTACTATCAACCGATTGAGAGAATGAATTTATGTTACCAATTAAATTAAGCTTCGTATTTGAATTCGTACCTAAAATCCACAATGAACCACTTGTACTATCATAAAAAGGAACACCATTTACTAAACCATTATAAGTTGCATTTGTAAAAGTAGATGGAGATGCAGTACCTAAAAGAATTCTGTTTACCGCTTGTAATTGACCGTCAGCGGTTGCTGCAAATACAATTGAACTACCGTTAGATACCGATAGATTGGATGAACCGGTCGCTATTACTAATTCACCTTTATTTATAGACGAGGTTACGGCTGCTAAACCTTCTAACGAACCACGTCTGTGTTTAATAATTTGTGCCATATTTTAGTTATTCTCCGTTAAATTATAGTTATTCAATACATAAATATAAAAAAATCCGTCTTACCATTCACCCTGGTCAATAATATTTGATTGCGAACTTCCACTTACATATGGGTCGGTTGGTGGAACACTGCCAGAAACCAAATAAATTTGAGCTGGAACGGATGTATCGTTCTCTCCATCTACACTTCCTGTTAAATCCGTTGCATCTACAACGGCCATTGCTCCACTTATAATTAAAGAATACTTATCCGCATTTTCAGTTGATATTGTTAGATTTTTTATTGTACTTCCATCTAATTGTGCAGAACTGGATATCACACCATCTGGCAAAACTGCGCCAACATTATTTGTAATAATTGTAATAATTGATGCCGAAAAAGTTGTTTCGATAGATTGTGAAACTATTTCATTTACAGAAGAACTAAAATCCGAACCAACCGTTGCTGCTGTTTGGATTGCAGATGCGCTTTCTATTTGTTTTAATCTTATTAAATTTGCCATTTATTTAAATTTACCTATAACATAAATATCATCCAATGTTACATTATCATAATCTATGTATTTATCAAAAAAAGTTACAACAACTCCAATTGGTGTATCTTCTACTTTATAATTCCCTGGAACATGTAATCCGTAAACTAAAACTTCAAAATTATTTGGAGATGCACCTTCCGTTCCATAATCGGTATGCATATTATATATTGTTACTGTATTTTTAATATTATCATATGCGTCTACTTTTAATTTTACAGTCATTGCACTATGTTGTAAAATTTCTAAATGAAAATCCTCTATTGTATTTTTATTATTTACAACTTTTATTGGATTTGGATTTGATTTTGTATTTGAATTAAATTTATTTGTAGTTGGTAATTCTATATTTTCTAAACTTCCCGTCAAATCCAAATTAGCAAGAGTTTCTGGATTGATTTTTTTAGGAATCACTCTATTTAATTTTCTTGCATTTGCATTAAATTGGTTAAGCATATTGTTCTATATCTCCTGTTACTTCAATATAATCATCATTATCCAAATCAAACTCAAAATGACTTTTTATGAATTTAAAAATAAGACCATCTGGGTTTTCTTCTATTATATAATCTCTTGCTGAAATATATTGTGTATTGATTATCACTCTTATTCTATCCTGCGTTGTTCTATATTCCACTTCTCTTAAAATATCTGTAAATCTCCAACCAATTGCCTGCCATATCCAATAATTTGAATCATTTAAATCAATTGGAGTAAGTGCTACATCTCCAGGTTTTCTACTTATTTTTTGAGTTATATCTAAAAGTGTTCTTTTCATTATAAATCAATAAATTTACCTGTTATGGAAATTTCATCTGCATTATCTACATCAAATCCCAAATTAATAGGTAAAAATGTAATTGTTAAACTTGTAGATGTTAATCCGATTGTAAAATGTGTAGTTGCATAATATCTAGTACCATTTATATATACTTTTATATCATACGAACTATCACCAATTGTAAATCCACTTGTAACCACAGATGTTAATGCTGGTGGTGTTTTTATACATTTAATATCAGTAAAAGTTATTATATTATTTACTATTGGATTTTGAACTTTACTATTATTTAATGATAAGAAATCAATTAAATCTTTATTATCATAATATGGAGAAGGAGTTGTTAATAATCCTTCCAATCTACCACTACCGCTTGTTACATCAACTTCCGTAGCTACTACAACTTTTTTTACTGACATTGATTTTTTAGTTGTTAGTTCTCCATCAAATTTTTCTGGTAGTAAGTATGCTCTAACATTTAATGAAAATTCTACTCTATTAATTCTTTCAGTTCCTTCACCAACTTCATTTATTACATTAAAATCGCTAACAGATGTACGGAATTTAAATTTTTCTTTATCTCCCCAATATTGAGATGTAAAATTAAGATGTTCAATTACTTCATTTAATTGTTCTGTAAAATTTGTCCAACACATACAATCATAATTTACCTCCACATAATCTGGCATTGTAATTTTATAAACTTCATATTTTGGTTTTGCAGAACCACCCATAGCTGTAAAACGGTCATAACGATTATCTTTTGACCATTTTGTTATTGCTGGGTATGAAAGATGTCTATTTGGCATGGACATTGTTTCATCTTTTGCAATAGATGTTCTGCGAATCATTAAAAGTGGTAATTGCAATTTACCTCTTTGGTCTCTATAAACGCCTTGTCTTCTTGCCCCAACCCATCTTTCCGAATTTCCATAAATAACTGGAATTTTTATTACATTTCCCTGTGCATCTTTTAATATAGGTAAAACGGTGTCTTCCAAATAAGACATCATAGCATAATCAATGTCAAAAAGTGTTATACTTTGTTTGAGGTCACTTTTTGTTGATTTTATTTCATTTCCTCTATTTAAATTGGGTCTTAATGGATTTACTGACATTTTATAATTAATTTACTCTTTCTTCAATATTAAGTGTAGCTTTAGATACAGCAAATCCAGAACAAACAATACTAAAATTGTTATATGGTTGTCCACCGGAAAATTGTGTTTCTACTACATTATCTATTTCAAAATAAGATTCGTTAAATTTAATAACATCACCTATTTCTGGGTATGTTTCTTTTTCTTCACACATAAATCTATCTAATTTAAAAGAAATAGTTTGATTTACGTTAGAACCAAATCCATCATCATACGAAGTTGCTTGTGGTTCTTTATCAAGTAAAGCATATAGTTGTATACCTGGATACCAAGTTTTATTAAGAGATTCTCCGTAAATGTTTACTCTTGTATCATTTAAATTTATTTTAAATAGCACAATTATATTTTGTATAACATCATCTACGACTTCTCTAGCTATACCTTTAAAAAATGTCACATCTCTTTCTGAAATAAACTTTGGCATATTATCCTACATATAGTTTTAATGGTACTTTTCTCAACATATCTTGATGTTGTTGTGTTTCTTGTGCATGGTATTCCATCTGCTTTGGTCTACTTAATTCTTCTAAATTCTCTCTCAACTGTGTTACCAATGCATCTTTTTCTACCTGTGCTTCCGCTCTTAATGCAGCACCATCTAAAGATACCGTTGCATCTGGTATTGGAATTTCATTATATTTTTCTCTAATTGCTCCCAATAATTCCTTTGCTAAAGCTAATGTATATTTTCTAATCCATTGCTTACCAACTTGATTTATATTTTGATATGGGATAAAATCATATTTTATATTTGAATAATCTGAAATTGCATTTGATTTAACTATTGCTGAATTTTCTTCAAAATCTGTTCTTTCAAAATAATCAAAATATATTTTTTTAACAGGAGTATTAATTGATGGTACTGGAAATATTGAAATTTTATTATCAACAATATTAAATGTATATGCTGATTTACGGATATGGTCATTAAATTCAATTTGTTGCATTCTCAATACATCTTCGTAAAGAGGCATCATTAAGAATTGTGCAGCAGGAGAATAATTACCAAATCCTAATTCACTAATTAAATTCAATGTACCCTGTGCACCCACTGAATATGGGTCAAAGAAACGAGTGATTGCCGGAATTGGTTCATAATAAACCTTTACAACATCTCTTAATCCTGAACCAGTTAGTGGTGTTCCATATGATACTGAATCCGCACTATATGCTTCATCCATTAAATCGTATACTTGTCTACTTGAACTTATATCTAAATTAATATATGCTTTTTTAATTTCGGTAGCTCCACCTACACCTGCTAATGTTCCATAAGCTTGAGACATTCTAAAAGTCATTGGTAAACTTGTACCACTTACCATTTTTTGAGTATAGTTTACGGAACTATCTTTTCCTTGTAAAATTGTTAAATTATTTCTGATATTGAACTGATTAACCTGCGCTGCGTATTCCGATGTAGCTTCTTCAAAACATGCAAAGATTTGCTCATCTAATAATTCAACATCTATAATAGGATAACCCAAGCGTTTTGCAACCCATACGGCAGTATTTTCTGCATCGGATGGAAATCCAGCATCATTATCATATAATCCAAAAGGTGTTGAACTACCTGTTATAAAATTTGCCGAACCTGACCATTTAAGATTTAAAGACATAATTGTAGTTTATAGTTTTATACTACTATAAATATAAGAATAAAAAAAGAGATGATATTCCTACCATCTCTTTTCTTTTTATTGTAAGTTTATTACTTATCTAATCTACTCAAAGATTAAAGGTTTTCTAAACCGTCAACGATAACTTTACCGTAAAATTCTGGTCTTACGATTTTCTTAGCGTATCTAGTCATAACACCTCTTCTTGGAGTGAAGTTAGTTGGGTCATAAACTAATGGAGTCATAATCAATGGTACATATGGTGCGTAAACTGCTCCTGTTTCGAAGAAGTTAGAACCTTTGAAGCCCATTAAGATAACGTTCTCTGTCATGTATGGGTTTTTGTAAACGTCATATCTGTTAGAGATAGAACCGATGTTAGTTACACCTGC